TCGCGTTAATATTTTGATGGATGCTGAGCAAATTGGCCTGGCTCTCGAAATCATGAATAAAATCGAGGATGGACTCGGCGATAAAAGCATTCCTCAAATGCCTGTTACTTTGCGACGTCAGCTTACCGAAACACTGATGTATGTTACGAATCGGCAGAGTGATCTCCTCGTTTATCGTAAAGAAGGTGACTCTGAACCTCGTTCGTACGAAGAGTACCGCATGGGAATTTAAATTATAGTAAACAGCTGCCTGAGGGCGGTTTTGGGTTACCTATTATCAGGCTTTATTTGCCGTTGATTTAACGCTGTATTTTATTAACCCGCACAATTGATACTTTTAATAAATTCTCATCAACAAACAAATAGCTATGGGCTTTAACTAACAGTAAAACTTATTTTACCTGGCTTTTACCTGCATTCTGGTAACGGCAAACCTTATCATCCTTTTATATAAAGAGATTAAAATGGCAGATCAAAAATCAAATATTTCTCAGACTGCAGTGAGTGACCCAAGTGTTCCAGCTGTACTTTCTAACCCAGACGGCTTCAAATACATTGGTCAGGTATCATCATTTTCCCGCCTGGCAAACGTAATCCCGGATCGCGCGGGCTTGGTTGTTTTACTACAGGGCTGGAACGAAGGAACAAATTACGGTGGTGGTTCGTTCATTTCCCGCGCAGGAAAGATTGGCGCTACGGACAATGGCACCGTAATGCCTGTAAACGCCAGTTTTTATTGGGAACGAATCATTGAGGATATGTCTCAACTGAATGTGACACATTTTGGCGCGCTGCGTGATGGTAAAACTGATTGTATTAAAGCCGTGCAGTCAATGTTTAACTGGTCTCAGACACAGGCTGATTCCATTAAGAATATTGGTGTCCAGCTCCCTGCCGGAGACTTTGCAATTTCCAATATGGACATTTCCTCATCTACATACTCACGTTTTCGAATGAGTGGCAGTCCTAATACTTTCGGCTACTTTTCATCAACCCGACTTTTCCTTGTTGGATCCGATAATAAATTTGCTATCAAAGTAAATGCAAAGCAGGTGGAGCTGGCTTTTTTAACAGTTAATGGACAATATAGCGCAAACGCAGCTAACACCCGTGCATTTTTCCAGAACGTCTGCCCTACGGGTGAATATATTCACGGAAATAACCTTTTCATTAGTGACATGGGTGGGGATTTCATTAGTGTACTGGATACGCTTGATACAAAATTCAGTGAGTTCTATACCACTAATACCTTTGGCTCTATCATTAAAGGAACCTGGTCTGATACTGGTTCATGGAATCACCTGACTGCCGTTGAACTCAGTAACTTCAACATCCAGAACAGTCACAATGCCATTGCTCTTGATTTGCAGCGTTGTACTCAATCTTTCATTAACAATGGCTGGATAGAAAAAACGGATTTCCCGGGTGACCTTTCTAATGGCCAGTGGTTAATTGAGGGACTCAGTCTGGAAGGTTGTGCCAACCCGCTCGATCTGACTTTCGCTGGCGTCATTATCCGGCAGCTAAATTTACAAACAGGTTCAAAAATCACTTATAGCAATCCGGAAAAGAAACGCTGGTTGTCAAGCTATGGATATGGCCGTGCTCAGCTTGAATCATACGGATTGAATATGCGTGGCAGCATGGCTTATAGCTATCTTCATAGTAATGTGCGATTCCGCAATGACAGTGAAAAAGCAATCTGGATCCACGTTGGTCGTTATACAGTAACAACCGATAGCGATGAGACAAAAGTCCGCTTTACTGGCGGACATGCTGGCGCTCCGGTTGATGCCAACCAGGGGTTCTGGGATTCGAACAACTTTGGCGGTGGGGAGCTTGAAATGATGCTTCGTCGCGGCCCAGGTAAAGATGTCTTGCAGGATGGGTCTGTTAATGTAACCGGAAGTTCACCTCTGCAGGATATTAAAGTATGGCGTCCCTATGACAATGACATCGAAATTTACGTTCAGCTTAAACCGCATTGCGGCTGGGTTAACTGCCATATAGAAACAACTGCTGATTCCTATTTTACTTCTGGCAAAAGTTTTCTGTGGACGCCAGATGGCGCAGTGGTTTCTGATAATGAAATCGAAGATAAAATTAAAGCAAAAACCCTCTATTCTCCACGCAAAACTGCTTCATGGGGCACATTGGGCGCAGGTATTGTTATCATGGAAGATGGAGCTTTTCATTTCACTGGCAAGGCACCTCTGGATGGCAAGATGCCGATAAATATTAATGGCGTTAATTATTTAATCCCGCTGGAGGCTTACCCTTACATGTCAGATGGCTTTATGCGAAAAGCAGATATTGGCGGTAGCAAAAACGATAATTATCTGGGGGGAAATTTTCAAAACACCTGGGGCGTGACTGGTGTTACTGCAGGTGGAGCAGTAGCCAATAATGGTATGCTAAACATCTCTCAGAAAGCTGCCGCAGTTATTGCCATGGGCGTACAACTTACGGACTATGATGCTCGTTTCAGATTGATCAACGGCCCAGCAAATAGCAGCGGAGATATTCAAACAACATTTGACTTCCGCAGACCTACAGGAATCCCTGGAGCGGATGGATACCGTTTAGCTTTCATGGGAAAAGATGCAAATGGTAATAACACGATTCGCCTCTATAAACGCGTAAACTCAGTTTCAACGGTAATTAGCCCACAAGATGGCGCCATTACTGATGGTCAAACGTTGCGCATAGTGGTCCAAGGTAATCAAATTACTGTGTATGCTGATTCAGCTATCGTCTGGCACATTATTGATAACAGTATCAGTGGTGGACGTGTCGTAGCGTTTAGCACGGGCTCGAACAATGCCGGCATTGTAGTTTCAGACCTTAAAGTTTATGAATTGTAATCAAGGCTCTAAATAAACATAAGCGGACCTATTACTCTGCTATTTTAAAAATCATAACCGCCCTTTGGGGCGGTTTTTTTATGACCAACAAGAAACCAGAATGCATATCGAAATCGTCAACCTATACACAGTTAAAGGCGGGGCTAACGACTTCATTCAATAGGCGAAGAGCATCGTTAAGCTCGGCAAAACAGCCTGGAGGGAAAACCAGCAACGCCTCGGATACTGGTCGATGTCTGAACATCTCATCCGCGCCCTGGTTAACTGCTCGTGACAATACGACTGTAGCAGGTGGTCAGCTTTTCAATCATGTGCGCCGCTTCAACCGACTGCCTGATATGCCACGTGCCGACGTCGACTTGCTGGCAGTGAATGGCGTTAATTACATCCTTGCCATGCTGGTACAGGCACACGCGCAGCAGGGCGATACCGTTGATGAAATCTGTCAGCGCTATTACGGGCGAACCGGTCAGGCCGTCGAGCGGGTTTATGCGACTAATCCGGGCCTTGCCAAAAGCGGGCCGGTGCTGCCGCACGGCTGTGAGATAACGCTGCCCGATCTGCCTGAATCTTCAGCAGGTGAAACCGTCAACCTGTGGGACTAAAAATGGAAAAAATCAGCTCGGTGATCAACTACCTGATTGGCCTCATCCTGATGTGGTTCGGCCGTCATACGCCGCAGGACATCGCATTTATGGTCGGTTCCGGCGTGGCCGTTATCACGCTTATCACTAACGTGGCGACGTTCTTTATCAACTGGCATTACCGCCGTAAAACCTACGAGCTGCAGCGCCTGCGGGGGGTGAGCCTTGAGCCAGACCGTTAAACGCTGCGCCGTGGTGGCCGTGCTGGCAATTGCCGCGTTGTTGCCTCAGCTCAAAACCCTGAAAACGTCCGAGGCCGGGCTTGCGCTCATCGCCAATGCCGAGGGGTGCCGCACCTCGCCCTATCAGTGCAGCGCCGGAGTCTGGACTAACGGAATCGGTCACACAGAGGGCGTGACGCCGCAAAGCCAGATCAGCGAGCGACAGGCGGCGGTCAATCTGGTGTATGACGTGATGCGCGTCGAGCGCGGGATCGATGCCTGTATGTCGGCTGAGATGCCGCAGCCGGTCTATGACACGGCCGTTTCATTCGCCTTTAACGTCGGCGTGCGCGCGGCCTGCAGCTCGACCTTTGCCCGTTACATCAGGCTGCAGCACTGGCCTGATGCCTGTAATGAGCTGCGGCGCTGGGTGTTCGTTAAGGGCGTGAAAAATCGCGGGCTGGAAAACCGCCGCGCTGCGGAAACAGCCTACTGCCTGCGGGGTGTCAAATGACGCGCCTGATTGCCGCTTTGCTGGCCATCGCTCTGCTGGCGCTGGGCGTGACCGGCTGGCAGTGGAAAATCGCGAAGGATGACCTGACCAGCGCGCAGCGCATTATCGGCACGCTGTCGGCCGGTATCGTGAGCCGGGATAAAGCGATAGCCAGGCTGGACGCCGATGCAAGGGCCAGCCAGAAGCGCGAGGCCGAGCTGCGGCTGATGCAGGGGCGCGCCAGCACGGCCGCACTTAACCGTGAAATGACCATACAGAGAGAAACCGATGCAAATCCGATACTGCGTGACTGGTCTGCTGCTGCTCTGCCTGACGATGTTATCCGGCTGCACGCCCGTCCGGCCTTCGCCAGCGCCAGAGATTATCTGGATTGGGTGTCCGCGCGTGACAAGCTGCCCGTTGCCGGGAAACAGCCTTAAAACGGCGGGTGATCTGGCGGCTGACAATCGTCAGCTTGAGGCCGCACTCGCCGCCTGCGGGCTGCAGGTCGAAATAATCAAAGACTGCCAGGAACAACACGATGCTGAAACCACAACAACTGCGCCAGGCGCTGACAGACAGCGTGCCGGAGCTGCAGCGAAACCCTGACGCGCTGAACGTGTTTATCGACAGCGGGCGCATCGTCTCGACGCTTGCCAGCTCGCTGTCGTTTGAATACCAGTACCGGCTCAACATGGTTATCACCGACTACGCCGGTAACATCGACCTGCTGATCGTGCCGCTGCTTGCCTGGCTGCGAACGAATGAGCCCGACATTATGGCAAGCGAGGAAAAGCGCCGGACAGGCTTCACCTTTGAGGCGGATGTTATCAGCGACACGGCCAGCGATATCAGCATTGAGCTGCAGCTGAGCGAGCGCGTGATCGTGAAGCAGGCCGACGA